AAGCATCAAAATAGACTTTTAGATCTTTGGAAAAACAGTTGGGAAAAAAAAGGATTCCAAGCAATAATTTTAAATAGAGTTGATGCAGAAAACCACCCATTCTATTTAGAATTTGTAAATAGATTAAAAAATATTCACCAATATATAGCAGGAAAACGATTGGGAGATTATGGATTATCTTGCTGGCTTCGTTGGTTAGCTTATTCCACACAACAAGATGAAAAATTTTACGTTTGTGATTATGATGTAATAAATCATAACTTTAATCCAACGGAACCTTCAAACTTTTTACATTTATTGGATGGTGATTGTCCTTGTATTGCTAGTGGGACACCGTCTCAGTTTTATGATTTATGTAACAATTTTGTAAATGTTACAGAAAATAATATAGATGAGTTTGTTAATTTTTATAAAGAATTTAAATTTGTTCACTATCACGACCAAGAATTTTTTAGAATTTATACAGCTATAGGAGAAAGCGAAATTAAAGCTACAAGAAAAAGGGAAACGTTTTTCGGGATTCCTGGTGAAGGAGAATTCTGGGAAAAGCAATTAGTCCATTATGGACACAACCTTTGTCATCAGATGTGTGAACAAAATGGCATAAAATTTGATGAAGAAGTTCGCTGTAATATAATAGAAGAACATTTAAACAAACAATGAAAAAGAAAATTTTGTTTTATGGAAATTGCCAAGTTGCAGTTATAGGTCGGTGGCTTTTTAATAACTATTCGGATAAATTTGATGTCATTGACTGTAAAGAATGCGGTTTAGAGGGCTTCTGGGGAACTAAAAACTTCGCTATTTGGTCTCCAGAGAATGCGCCGAATCAAGAACAATTTTATAAATGCATTATATCTAAAATTGAGGAGTGCGATATATTTGTATTTACTCATGTTGAAGAAAAAGCAGCTATAGAAGAACTCAAAACAAGAAATATATGCTCTACGGCTGCGTTGAATAAATTAAAAATTTGCGCGCCTAACGTTCGATTTTCGGCGTACCCTGTTTGTAAAGATTCTCTACACCAACTTATAAAACACGTTTATCAAAATGTATCAAAAAATAAAAAAGAAATTTTTGATTATTTATCGAATGAAAACGATCCGAAATTTGAAGAAATTATAAATCAGCAGTATGAAATATGCACAAATGAGAATGTTGCAAGGTATAAAGCGGATTCGGATAGATACGAAAACGTGATAGAAATAAATGACTTTATCTCCAATAACTGGAAACAGAATTTATTATTTGGCACCGTTTCTCACCCAATTGGGTTATACTGGATAGAGTTATTGAAAAAATTTTCTGCAATTCTCGAATTGCCTTTCGAAATAGAAAAAACAAACGATGTTCCGTATCCTGGCAGGGATGGAATATACGACCCTAGAGGGTTCTCGTTTTTCAATTCTATTTTTCCAAATATAATAATACCTAGTGAAATTAGTTTGTGCGATGCTAGTATTGATATAATCAAGGAACCGCTGGAGCAGCATTATGCTTGATTTTAAAGTTACAAAAGAAAAATTAAATCAGTTTTTAGATCATATAAGCCAAAGACATTCTGTTTGTGATTTAGTTGATGACAAAGACCTACATCAAATCGAATGCATGAAAGACATTTGGAATTTATGTGAACTGATTTCCAACAGAATGGGAGAAATTTATAAAAATCCTTGATATTATGCCAAGAAAAATATATAATTGATCTAAAAAAAATATACATTCGATTAAACATGAGTCCAGAATTAATTAAATTAACTAAAAAAGTAGATGGTTTTAGGGAAATCCTGAAAGAACACGGATTTAAAAATCTTGAATGCTTTTGGTATTCAGACGGTGTATATTCTAGTAACTGGAGCAATATGTCAGTTGCTAATGAAAAGCCAGATAGAGAGGAACGTTCAAATTTTTGGCAATTTGGCTTTAAAAGCCAGAACTCCAAGAATAAAAGAATTCACCTTGAAGCATTGATACCAGTATTTGAAGATTATTTTACTTTTGATTTAAGATACTACCCCGAAGTCAGATTATACGATGAGCCTCATTACTTGGGCCCTACTGCTAGGTTAGAAGTTTCCGGTATTCAAGAAAAACATTTGACAGATCTTCAAAAATATATAAACTATCTATTAAACATATCATGAAACTACTAGCAATACTTCTAACCGTTCTTTTTATAGGGCTTAAATTAACAGATTACGTTGCGTGGTCTTGGATTTGGGTACTATCTCCGCTATTAATTTGGATAGGCTATATTGTATTTTTACTTTTTGTTCTTGGTATATGTGCATTTGTGGCAAATAAATTTCAATAATATGAAATCTAAAAGCAAAATTAACTTGGATTGGAAGTTGAACTGGTGCGATGACAAATCCGGATGCTGGTACTCTGCCAAGGTCCCAGTTATAGCATGGGTCTATAATATAGAGGTTGATGGGCGGTACGATTATGAAAATGAAGAATTTGTCGAAAATTTCGAATATATCCCTGGAGTTTTTTACGACAATCTTAGCTTTGACTGTTCTCCAATTACAAAAAAAGAATATTATAAAAAATTAGATGCCGCTAAAGCTGCTTGCGAAAAGCACTTAAAAGATAATACTGAAAAGTTTTTCAAATGGTTAAAAATTAAATAGTTATGTGTAAAAAAATTAAAAGTTATCTTTCAGAAAAATTTGGAATTTGGGATGTTTGGGACTTGCTTCCTTATCATTTTCGAATGCATTATTACGATCGTTTTAGACCAATCTTTTTTCCGCAACATAAAAAAGTCCGTGCTGCTGTTCCTAGAACTTGGGCGGATATTACTTCAATGATTGTTGATGTAAACTTCGCAATGATCAAGGAATTTTATGAAGACGAATATCTTGATGGAATTGTCGATTGGAAAGGCTCTAGTGAAGGTCATAAGAAGTTTGAACAATGGTTGAAGGAAGCTTATGCCTATACGACGCACAAGCGTCCTTCATTAGAAGCGGAACGAGACAATTCATATCCTCCTTCTCAGCCATTTGATGAGATGTTTCAACCAGTTGAAAGAGATGGTAAAAAGTTCTACCAGATGAAAGATGACGGAGTTCCTTACGAAGTAAAATACAAAGATGTAATTCGTCTTGAGAAAGAGATTGAGGAAACCGATACAAAATTCCTCAAAGAAATGATTGATTATAGGGAGTACTTCTGGACATAAAAAAAAAAGAAGAATGGAGTGATGAAGATTCTATAACGGATCATACTAATCTCTCTATTAGTTTATCTAATAAAATTGAAAACTTAGAAAATGAAAACGAAACTTTAAAAAACGAAAATACCGATCTAAAAAGTAGGCTTGAAAAGCTTAGGGCAATCATAAATAATTATCGCACAAATCAAATTGATGAACTATAGATATAAATTTGTACAAACAACTGGTTGTACTGCGTTTGATTTCACTGTCAATGGGGATTCGCTTTATGATCTCACAGAAAAAACTCAAGAAGAGATACTTGATTATCTCTTAAGTAAGCTAAAAGAAAGAGTTAAAGAAAACAATATTAATTTAGAAAATATTGTAGAGCTTTTTCACTATGATGATTATGAATATGATAATAGCGCATGCGAACAGTGCGGCGACACCGTTAGTTCCACTACATGGAATATATGAAAAATAAAAACAAAAAAATTCAAATTGAATTTGATAGCAAACATTTGCCTGTTGTTATTAACGCGCTAGAAACTTATTCCCGACTTCAATCTGGTCAAGTCAGTATGGCTATGGATACGGTGTATTTCGATAGAAATCTTTCTTGGGATGAAAGAAACCATATCGAAGGAACCATTAGATATATAGCTTTTCCTGCTAACCCTAGAAGAGAATATGATGGTCATGGTGGATTCTATGATCAATATAATAATGAGTATGATGAAAAAGGTAATATCGTAGAGGAAAGTGAAGAATGGAAGAATAAAAAAAATAGACCACATTTAGATCATGCTAATTCGTCTTTTGGAGTTGGTTGTCCCGAAATGAAAGGCGGAACAGTTGCATGGGAAATTAAAAAAGCTATTGAAGAATATCTTCACTATCAACGAAATAACGGCTATAGAGACATGGGTGTAGACGGGGATGGCGTTCTTAATATTTCCGGAATTCCTAACGCGAAGGTAATTGATACTGAAACAAAAGAGTATTGGGAGCCAGTCAAAAGATTTCCTATTCCTCCCAAATATCAAACCAAAATTGCAGATTTAATACAAAGCAATAAGTTTAGTAATGTCTGGGCTTTAATAGATAAGGCTTTTAAAAATAAAAAGCTTCCTGCTGGCAAATGTAGGAAAGTTGAGGAAAAAGATTCCTTATATTATGTTGTTGTAGAAAAACCCTATAAATTAAAATGATTAATAAAATTAAAATAACAAATCTAGCTGACGCGGAAAGCTATAGCTTTAATAAAAATAATAAAGAATACAACATATGGATATCGACCGTTGGTCAGGAAGATAGAAAACAAATAAATAGAATGAGGAAAAACTTTCAGGAAAAGAATGTTAAGTTTTTTCACCAGTTTTTTGCCGATTGGTCAGATGAAGACGGAGCAGAGTGGGGTCACTTAATTCAAGACGCCCCCCAGTTACAACATGTTCAAAATATTATTTCGTTTTTAAAACCATTCGCCGAGGACGATAAGCCTCATAGTCTTGGAATAAATTGTTTTGCCGGCATTTCTAGATCTACCGCCATCGGAATTACTGCTCTAGTCATGGCTAATAGAACAATAGAAGAGGCTCTTACAGAAATCTTAAAAGCAAGAGTAGAAGCCTGGCCTAATCTTAGAATATTAAAATTTGCGTCCGAAATCCTAAATATAGACGTTCATACCCATGTTAAAAAATGGAAAGATCAGTTTTTCCATTCGGAAGAAATCTTCATTCCACCAGATAGACAGCAATGAGTAATATTATAGAAGAAATAACAAATCTAACAGACGAATGGTATCATTTAATTGGAAAAGATCACCATAAAGATCGTGACTGCCATTGGTACATTGAAACCAAGTGGAGCTACGGTTTTCCGCCTAAATATTTAGTTTGCCATTATGGTTACATACTTGATAAAATTGAAGAAGAATGCGATACATACGAACTTGCATTGGCTCGTTTAAAAGACATATTGACAGAAGAGATAAAACAGTATAGAGTATATCAAACTAATGATGACGAAGAAGCTGGATGGTGATAAACAAATATTATTTTTAGGCGATATCCACGGAAATTGGAATGAATTGCTTTTTAAAATACAACTAAAGAAAATTTCAAATGCCAACATTATTTCCGTTGGTGATTTGGGAATGGGATTTAATTCAAATCAAGATAGAATAAATTCTGGTTTGCTTGATAAGGAGTTTAAGCAAAATAATATTAAATTTTATGGTATTAGAGGAAATCACGACGATCCTTCCTTTTTTCAAGGAAACGACAGAGTATGTTTAGATAATTTCGAGTTGGTCGAAGATTATTCGATTTTAAAATATAATTCTAAAGCTATTCAATTGATAGGCGGCGCAGTATCTGTTGACAGAACGGGAAGAAGAGTTGGTGTTTCCCATTGGGAAGATGAAGGCGTTGTTTTTAATAGAGATGCCTGTCAAAAAGTTGATATTCTTGTAACTCATACAGCGCCATCTTATTGTTTTCCTCAACAGTTTAACGAGATGGTGTACGGATGGGCTAGAGAAGATGCTTATTTGATTCAAGACCTAACAGAAGAACGAGCCGTGATGGATGAGATTTTCAAACTATGTTCACCAAGTCTACATTTTTATGGGCATTTTCATTCAAGTTGGGCAGAAAAAATAAACGGATGTGAATCTAGACTTCTTGATATAAACGAAATTTATGAATTAAAATAATTATTTATGGACAAGATCCCTATTTTTTTACATATCCCAAAAAACGCAGGAAATTATGTTCTAAGCTGGTGTTTTAATTTAATTAGAAAAAGATGGTTACTTAAAAATAAAAATCCAGAACTTGGCTGGAACGTTGCATTAAGATTAATTTCTGTTAAATTCAATAACGAAACGATTATTACATTAACCGCATACGACCCTTTTTTTGCAAAAAAAGAAAAATTCAAACAACATCCCAATAATCCATATATTAGCTCAGTTGAGTTAGAAGATCTTATCTCTGAGCTAGAAAATAAAGGAATAGATATATCTTCAATTCATATCGAATCTAATGGTTTTAAATTTATAAAAACAGAGTTATATCAAAATTTATATAAAATAATAAATAAATTACCTGTTTACTTTTGTGTCTTGAGGGATCCATTTTCTAGGGCTCTTTCGATGTTTCATTATTTAAAAGGGGATATTTCTAGCCATGAAAGTACTCATGGAAAAATAGCTTCTAAGTCTTTTACTGATTATCTAAAGTCATACGAATTGGAAGACAGCTGGATAATTAGATGTATTACAGGCATTAGCGATAATAAAATTATAGATGAAAACGATTTCGAGAAAACTTGTGAGTTTTTAAATGGTGTTAGAATAAAAGACATTAAAAACGTAGATCAATTATTAAATGAAATTTTTAATGAATGCTATTCGATAAATTTAGAAGAAATAGGCAAGTTAAAAAATAACTTACAACTTAAAAACGAATCCGCGTCTAGTAAGTCGAATATTGATTTGGCTTCGCTTGACGAAGATACAAAAAATACATTTTTAAACCGAACGATGTTTGATTATAAAATATATAATCAATATACATCAAATATTTAAATTAAAAAAATATGGGAATGTACGACACTATAAAAATAAAAAAACAGCTTCCATTACCAGAAGAAGTTAAAAATTTAAATATAAACTGGCTCGATATTGAATATCAAACGAAAGATTTAGATAATTGCCTATCAGAATACATTTTGTCGAAAGATGGAAAGTTAATTGAAGTTATTATTAAAAGAGAATATACACCATGGACAGAAGAAGAAAGAAAAGCGCAAAAAATATCTCCTTGGTCACTATTTAAAGACGTCAAAGAGCTAAGTCGCACAGAAAAAGAAATTAATTATCACGGTGTAATACGTTTTTATTGTTACGAACGATTCGATGAAATGCATGATTTTCATATTGATTATGATGCTTATTTTATTTATGGCAAGCTAGATAAATTAGAAATAGCCGAATTTAAAAAATTCTCTGTAAATAGAAATACCCTACAAGAACTTTTTGAAGAAAGAAAAAAGTTAAAATATAGAATCAAAAGAGCCTTAGCCATATACTCTGGCTGGAATTGGTTTTGGAAAAGTCTGACTAAGGTTTTATTTAATATTACGAGTTTTATTGAAAAGTTGAGAATATTTATTTTTAAATATTTTATTTAGTGAAAGTACATTTACCAATAGAAGAAGAATATTTTAATATTGTTCCAAACAGGTTCTGTGAGTTAGACTGTTATTTAATAACTCCACAGATCGACGCGAGATGGAATAAAAATAATTTGTTTTATCGTTCTTTGATTACAGATAAAGAAGGTAACGTTTTATCTTCTGGTTTTCCTAAGTTTTTTAACTACGGTGAGAAACGGGAATGTTATCCAAGTCCAGAGGATTTTAACGATTGGAAACTGGAAGATAAGATAGATGGTTCTCTTCTTATAGTAGACTATGTTAATGACCGGTTTTCAATGAGAACGAGAGGTACTGTTACATATGCCCTTCAAAAAAATGCTAAAGATTTCGAATTGCTGCCAGAGAAATATCCAAAGGTAGTTGAGTTCTTAAAAGAAAACTCACATATCAGTCTTTTGTTTGAAATCGTAACACCTAATAATGTTATTGTTGTTAGACCGCAGCAAATAGAATTCTATTTTATTGGTGCTATAAACAAGAATGGAATGTGTGTTGTATCATCATCTGATTTAGTTAATATATGGAGAAAAATTGGTCAGATGCCAACTCCACAGTCATATAACTTTTTAGATACTAATAATCTTGCTAAAATAGCAGAAACTATTAAAAATTGGAAAGGTAAAGAAGGAATCGTCATATCCTACAATAATGGACAGAATAGGATCAAATTAAAATCTGACTGGTATTTGTTTTGTCATAGAGTTAAGTCACAATTAAACTCACAAAATAATTTAATTGAATATTATGTCGATTCTGAAATGCCCGAATGCAAAGTTTTCTATAAAAAAATCGAAACAGAATTTGATTTTGAAATAGCTTTACAATTAAAAGACGAAATAGAAAAAATTTGTAATTCCGGCAAAAAAGCAAGACTATATATAGATAGCATTCTTGAAATGATTCACGATATTAGAAAAGTGGAATCTAGAAAAGAACAAGCCGAAATGATAAAAAGGAACTATAAAGAAAATTCTGCGTATGCTTTTTCAATACTTGATAATAAACCTCTATCTAAAATTCAATGGATAAAATTAATAAATAATTTCTTATGAAGAAAATCATAAAGCCAGCCGAAAGAGAAGAAGCCGTTTATTACTCTGACTTTTCTGGAAAGAACTTAGGAAAGTTTGCGGTTCCTATAGAATTAAAAATTTCTTGCGGGTATGAATCTAAATATGACGGAATGGATATATCTTTTCATTTAGATGACGACGATTTAGAAAAAATAATTACTTACCTTAAAAGTAATATTTCTAATGACTTTAAAGAGTCAATAACGAAAAAAATTGATAAATATGACAATGATTACGAAGCCAGCATGCAAATGAGAGACTGGGATGCATGCGATAATGTTTTAAATAATTTATGTTTTCTTAGAAAATTAGTTAATATAAACAAAAAAACTAAATAAAAAATGAAAGTAAAAGAATTAATTAAGCTTTTAGAATTGGAAGATCAGGAAAAAATGATTGTAGTAGACGGATATGAAGGAGGATTTAATGAGCTTAAATCTATACAGCATATTTGTATAAATATTAATCCAGACAAGGAGAAAGATCCAGAAAAGTTATGGTATTATGGTGATTATGAAGAGTGCATTCCTGACCCAAATTTTCCAGAAGATTATGCCATATATTTCCCTAGAAACTATAAATAACCAATGAAAGTTAAAATCGTAGGATGCGGTCTAAGCGGAATTACTTCTGCAATTATTTTAAAGGAAAAAGGTCACCATGTCGAAATATTCGAAAGTCGTTATCACATAGGCGGAAATTGTTACGATAGTAATACTAATGGAGTATTGCTTCATAATTACGGACCTCATATTTTTCATACAGACGACGAAGAGGTTTTTTCTTTTTTAAGTAGATATACAGAATGGGAAGAGTTCTTTTTAAGACCCGTCGCCAATACGTATTTAGGTAAAATTCCTATTCCATATAGCAAAAAGACAATAGAAAAAATAGGAAAAGAACTAAGTCAGGAAGAGATTATAAAATATTTATTTAAAGATTATTCAGAAAAGCAATGGGGAGTTCCATTTTCCGAAATTCCTTCTTCAATTACTAATAGAATACCAAAAACAAAAGATTGTGAAAATCCTACTTGGTTTGAGGGGCAAAAATATCAATGTATTCCAAAATTTGGATATACAAAAATGATGGAGAATATGCTTGACGGAATAAAAGTCCACATTGGAGTAGAAAATAACGAATGGAGAAAATACAATGCGGATTTAACAATATTTACTGGCAAAATAGATGATTTTTTTGAAAAAGCACATGGAGATTTGCCGTATAGATCTTTAGTATTTAAACATAAATTTACTTCTAAAAAGCAGAACACGTTCTGTATCAACGACAATACGAATTTAAATAAATACACAAGGAAATACGACCACAGTTTCTTTACTAAGAATCACAAAGGGCCAACTATAATTACAAAAGAGTATTCTAAGCTAGCAGAAGATGGAGATGTTCCATTTTATCCTATACCATTTGGCGAAGGTGTCGATATATACAATAAATATAAAGCTATGGCGGATAACGAAAAAAATGTAATATTTACTGGTAGACTAGCTACATATAAATACCTAGATATGTGGATGGCTATTAGACATGCCATGAAT